ACTCTTCTCCTTCCTGTGCGATGTCGCACACTATATAATATGTAAGAGGACGATTACTCGCCCTCAACCTCCGGTAATCCTGCTACACTTGTCAGCAAGGATAAAATTCCTGCCAGGACTGATGCTGAGACTACAAGCTTTGCATCGACCTGACCGAGTGCTGTTGCTGTTCCGATCGTAGCGACTGCAGTCTGTGCTACCGTTTTCACTGCTCTGACCGCTGCTTTCTTGGCCCACTTCTTTGTATCTACTGATACCTTAAATACACAATTTTTAAACATAATTATTCCTCTCCTTCATGGGGTGGCTCTGTAGGTAGTTCCATGAGTGCATGATATATTTGCGTGCCTACACCATTCCCTTTTAATGTGTGATATTGTTTATATTCGTCTTCCAGTGACTGTTTTACATACAACGGACAATATCCGTAATCGTCGTGATACTTATTATAGAGGCGTATTAAATCCGCTCTGAGCAGTGCGCGTATTCCTTTTCGCATAGCAATCACCTGATAATATATGTATGCGATAGCTGACATTACAAACGACAACAGTGCCCAATTTTCTGATAAAAAATTAATCACTTCTGTTCTCCTTCTGTGTTATTCTTTTACCGGCTTCGCAAGACTTACCTGCGAAACCGGATATTTGCGCGGATATCTATAAGGATAGCTTTTCTTTTCCACAATCTGTATCGAAATCTTAAATTGTTCTCCGGTACTGACCGGGTTCTTACTCAGCTTAATCTCTGTTATTTCTAACATTTAGATAACCTCCACTTCTATCCTCGTTTTTCTCGTCGAATCAGCCACTGTATAAGTCACTTCCAGTTCGTATGACCGCGACTTTACTTTCGGGCTTAATTTTATGTCCAGATAATGCTCATTAATCTCGCACTCCCCACACGTTTCCACCTCACCATATCTGATAAGCTCATAGGATGCGCTTAATATCGTGAATGGTTCATTGTTGGGACTTCTGATCAGAAGTTTTACGTGCTTATCTTCACCTAAAATGAATACTACTTTATTCACAGCAACACCCCCTTCCGTGATGACATGGATATACTGCTTCCACCGTATAATCGTCTGCTTGTACAACTGCTTTGTATTCTTCCGGAATTACTTCCGTCACGTAATCAAGCGGAACGAGCCTAGCGCATAGCGTAGCTGGATCCACAATCAACAGCATCTTTGCACAATACGCTACGTTTTCCGCATCGTCATAAGCTGTGGCTTCAACCACATACATTCCATCTAAATCAAGAGGGACTGTGGTGTTCCACAAGTCCCCCTCTGCACGCTCAAAGACAACTTCTTTTCCATCGACCTTACCGATTACTTTCGTAACCATAAAAATAGCTCCTAGTCTGTAACCTTAACAGAGATAATGAACGTCTTACCACAGTCAACTGGGTTAGGAGTAAGAGTAACTTTCTCAAATACCGGTGCGCCAGTATCAAGAGTAACCTTACGTGTTACAGTTGTAGTCTTGCCAGCCTTATCCGCCGCAACAACAGTAATTGTATTAGAACCATTAACAAGAGTGATTTCCTTGCTGAATGAACCATCAGAATTAACTGCAACGGATGCGCCGTTTACTGTAACTGTAACAGGTTTAGATGTAACATCGTCTGTTTTACCAGATACAACCAGAGCTGTCTTATTTGTGATAAGTTCATCTGCTGGATTTGTAAGAGTAAGTGTCGGTGGAATTGTATCAACAGTGAATGAAACCGTATTAGCGCTTGCTGCATTTCCATCATAGTCGGATGCTTCAATAGATACGGTGTGAGCGCCATCTGCCAGTGCTGTTCCCGGCGTGTAGGAGCATTCGTAACCACCTGTGACTGCTGTTTTTGTAAATGCAGTTGTAACTTTTGCGCCATCAACTTTGATAACGATTGTATCTGGATTAACCCCAGAGTCATCATCTGTCACCTTAAACCTAATAGCTGGAGTTGCGTTTGTAATATACGCGCCAGCGGTCGGGTATGTGAAAGCAAGTGTTGGTGCGACTTTTTCAAGGACGCGAAGTAACAGATTTGCTCCGAAAGTAGCATCACTTTGATTTATTGTAGTTGAGTTTCCGGCATCATCTGTAGCTATTACAGAGCCCCCATATTTATGACCATCTTGTGAGTAACTGGATTTGCTAGGCGCCGGTACTGCTGCTTTATACTCTCCTGTAGATGCATCAAACGTCAGATCATATGTCTGACCATTAAATACATACTGTGCTGTTTTTACTGCCATTTTTCTTTCCTCCTTATGCCTCTACGATGGCATCTTCATAGCCATCTGTCTTCAGAATGGTATCAACTTCCTCTTTCCAGTTCTTATACAGGCTTGTACGAACGAAATAAGCTCTATACTTCTTCTGACCTGCTTCTGTGCTCTTGCCTGCTTCTTTCATAATCCTTCTCGCAATAAATGTTGCCATATCTTTCATCCTTTCTTTTCCTTTCTATCTACTTAACATTTTCAAGTGCTGGTAAGATATCTGTTAAAATGGTGTCTACTGTCGCGGATAATTCTTTGTTTTCCTCAGCCAGTCTCTGATTCTCTTTCTTCAGAGCTTCCATCAGCTCTGTCGGAGTCTGTCCAACCTTATACATGACTACGCCGAGTATTCCGGCTGTGTACTTCACAATAGCGTCCTGGTTGGTGTAATTCTCGTATGTTCCAAGAGTCTCTCCGCGCTCTGTAACGGTCATTCTCTTGGTTGCTGATGCATCATTGAATTTTTTCTTCAGCTCGTCTTCTGTGATTGCAATGGTTTTGATTAGAAGTTCTCCATCAGCTTGAAGGTCTGCTGACTGGATTTCTAATTCTGATGCATCATTGAATATCAGTTTCATGGTTTCCTCCTTTCTGTGCGATGTCGCACAATATAAAAAGAGCCTTTCGGCTCTGGTTGACAGGTTTCTATATAATAAGCGCATGACATATGAGTGTGAATTGTATTTATCGTAAGGAAGGCTCTCCTTTCTTTTTATTATTTTATTGTCATGCGCTTATTTTCCTTAACTAAATAGCAAAATAGACAGCTCCGCTGGATCCATAATTGGTGGACATGGTACAGAGGAAAAAATCGGTTTCTATATTGATGGCAATGGAATGAAGAATACGCTGTATTCTAAAAGAATACAGACATTAGGTTCTCCTGTCACCCTTCCTTCTGGTTGTAATATTGTTGCTGTAGACGCTTGGATGCAACACAACACTTCCGGGAATAAGTATCCGTTTCCATATATTGATACCGCATCATGGAGAGTGACGCAGGTCTCAAATTTCCAAGGAAACATCCTAAATTGGACACAGGGTGGTGTGGATTGGTCAAATCACACCGGAGTGTTTGTGTTGTATTATACAAAATAGCTACGTAGGATCTGTTTCACACCGCACCAGCACATTCATAACATGCGCAGACACATAGTTGGATCCATACGCCCAGATTGTAGTGCTCCCATTAGAATCAACCGGAGTTGCTGATACATTCCAGGTCTGCTGTGTTGGATATCCACTCTTATAAATAGATGTCACTTGTACCGGGCGACCGGCGAATTGTTTTCCCACATTTACGGTTGCGGTCATATATGCTCCGTCATAGTAGTGTAGGGAAACTTCTTCATAATATACATCCGGTATTTTGCTATTTAGTGACGCAAGTTCTTTTTCCAATTCCTCATTGGTTTTTCTCAGCGTAAAGAGTTGCTCTACCGCTGTGATGCTCAGCCCCTCTATCTTCACCCTGTACAGAGGAAGTTCTCTCACCTTTCCCGCCTTGTATAGGTCTTCTTGTACAATTTCTGGATCCGTTGCTGTTGTTCCTGCCGTTCCCTTTTTGACTTCACATGTGTATGTATCGATGCCGCCGGTCCCGGTTGTTTCGAATCTTGCCACAATGATGTCGTTTCTGTTCTTGCCACTCTGTCCGTTTTCGATTTCGCAATCAATATAATCCCCGTAAGGGATACGGGCAAAATGTCCTCCTACACAGATAATTCCATCTGCAATTCTTACTTTGTTATTGGACAATACTGTGGCTTTGCACGATTGCCCGTTGGTAGATACTCCATCTCCGCCAAACATGCTCAGGTAGACGGACGCGTCATCTTCCGCGTATATATTCGCCTCTTCTGCTGTTGGAGTATTTACTGTGATTGGCTTTAATCCAGACATTTAATCATCCCCTTTCATTTTGTAATCAATGGTGGCTTCTCCATCTTTCAATTTTAGTATTTTTTGTATAATCGGTTTTTTTACTGTTGTATCAGTGATAGCATCATATCCTGCTACGATATCGCCCACCTCCAGTTCTATATCCTCTACCGTTATTTCGCATTTTTTATAATTTTGGAGTTCCTGAAGCTTTTTTATTCCTCCCTCTTCCAGTTTCTCTTTATCCGCCGACGAGTAATCATATACCGCTTCCAGTTCGTCTTTTCCGTAATAATACTGTTCTTTTCCAATGCTTCCATCTTTCTGGACGTACAGGTGGAGTATCGCTCTTTCTTGATTTTCTCCCTCTCCTGCACAAATCAGATGATTTACTCCAGCTCTGTAATCCTTGATTGTTACATTCGCTTTCGCCTCTTGGCTGTACTCCAGCTTCTCTGAATAATCTATAATCGGTAATGCTTCCATTGCTATATAGCCGTAATCCAGTCCGCTTGGCTGCACATATTCAATATTCAACCTATATCCGTATTGGTTTAAGAGTTTCATAATCGCATCGTATAATGTTACGTATCGGTCCACTTTCCAATTTGACACTGTTATTCCTGTACTTTTTTTAGGGACCTCAATTAATCCGTCAAATCTATCACCAATCATCTCCCTTATCACATCGTTTAATTCTCCTGATAATATCAGATGGTCTTGTCCCTCTGGCGGTTCTATTATTTTATATATCAGCATCCCCCGCCATGTGTAGCCGTCTAGTGTGATTTTTCCCGTTTTTGTGTTCGATGTAATCGATCCGACAATCCCGCCATATTCTGTTCCAGGGATAAAAAACCTACATCCATATCCATATCTTTCCTTATCCCAGTCTTCGCTGTCTATTGAGATTTCAAAATCGCTTTTACCTCCAATGTCAACGTCCACTTCCGCGCTGTCTGCAATATTTCCTTGTTCTTCACCAGTCGGCTTTGCTACTATGATTTTAGCGGTATCCATTTGGGATCTGTCCTTTCCTCATAAATGATTAAATCAAAGTTAAATTTTCCTGACCAATATACTGTATTTCTTCCCGGTTTTATTTTCCTGAAAAAGTCTCTGGATTTCTCTCTGGAATGAAAAGCATTTACTCTTTCTCCATTCCTCATTACCTTAATAATCGTTTCGCTTCTACTGTCGATTTCTAGATATTCTCCTTCTTCCAATACTACATTTGCAAGGTATGCCTCTCCTCCAATGATTACTTGTGGATTTGCGATGCTTCCATATATGATCAGTCTGAAGTTTGAATCTGTGAAATGTTGATTAATAATATAGCTGCTGTTCTCACCGTTTGCGTACCTGTATGGGTACCTTCCCGGATACTTCTTGTTGTCCGTCACTGATGTCTCATAACTGTGAAACTCATATGTATGCTTACTTATCCAGAAAGGGTAGAATGATACAATGGTTGCCTCTATATCAATTGTATAGAACGCCTCGTCATAATCCTTTGGCGAAAGTCCTGTGATATAACAAGGAAGATAGTAATCTCCATACCAGAGTTTACCTTCTGCCTTGTTTAATATATCTTCGTCAGTTATTTCGTTTATGCCATTCACTGTATTGCAGTATTCTTCCTCAGAATCACAGTATACTTGCAGTGTTATTTTTTTCTGCACGCTTGTCTGGTAGAACTTTTCAAGCTTTGATTTGTTTCTTAATTTATTTTCGCTCGCATCATGTCTCCATGATTTTCCAAATATGTCCGTAATGTCCTCAAGTACAATCGGCCACTTATCCAACTCTATTTTCTTTCCATTGCTATTTTCGTAGCATATCATTATGTCGTGGCCTCCTCGATAATTCGTCCAAATTCTCTTCCATTATATTCTACAGTTACTTTTCTTCTTGCCATCGCATCAGCCAGCCGGTCATAGTCAATCGGATCTGTCTCTGTTCTCTGCAGTTTCGCCAGTGCGCTTTCTACAGATTCTTCTACGTATGACCTTAATAGTGTGATTGGTGCTACTGCTTCCTCTCCAGCTTCTCCCACGCCTTTTAGCCCGCTGTAAGTCGGTAAAATAGTGGCTTGTCTGAATATTGCTCCTTTTGCATACCAGTTAATTCCAAACTTTGGAACTGATGGCGGATCAAGAGAAAATGATCCAGTGATAGAAAAATGTGGCAGCTTTAAATCTGGCAGCTTCCATGTGAAATTGAAGAAACTCTTGATTTTTTCAATTGCACTTTTTACGGTATCTCTAGCTGCATTAATTTTTGTAGAAATTCCATTTTTGATTCCTTCAAACGTATTTTTCACTCCGTTTGTAAATGAATCTAATCCGCATGCATGTAAAAGTGATGTGAAGAAATTCACCAGTCCACTCAAAAATCCGTTCAGTCCTCCTACTACTAAGCTCCACAGTCCGGAAAATGTCGTTCCGACTCCTGACTTCCATGTCTGTAATCCCTGATAGGCCTTATCCATATCTCCCGTAAATACTCCGACAATAAATGTTCCTAGTCCGGAAAGCTGATCGATTAATCCTCCGATGATCGTCAAAATTGGATTGATAATACTAAGCAGCATGCTGAATCCTGCTGCTACCTGTGCAAGTGCCGGTATGATAATTATCGCCAATACTGTGCCTACTATTTCAAACAAATCTTCCAGCCCAAGAATCTTTTCCTCGAATCCTCCCAGTGTCTGCTTAATCTCATCTATTTTTCCACTGATATCAAGAGAGTCTAAGAATCCTGAGATAGTATCCTGGAAGATTCCAAATAATTCCGTGAAAAAATCCCGGAATGATTCACTCTTCTGCCATAGTAATGCGATTGCCCCTGTAATTGCAGCTATCGCCGCGACTATTAGCAGTATTGGTCCCAGCGCTATTCCAGCGCCCCCTGCTGCGGCTGCCCCTGCTCCTTCTGCTGCTGTTCCAATTCCGGCAATCATACCTGTTAATTTAGAACCGACTCCGATAATTGCAGATATCCCAGTCGACACTTTACCGATTCCTATCAGCAATGGCGATAGGATTGCTACGAATCCCAAGATTCCAAGAAGTATTTTTTGCTGATTTGAATCCATCTGTGATATTGCATCGGCAAATCCTTTTATCTTCTCTGTTCCCTGTGCGATCATTGGGAGAAATGTAGAGCCCAATGTAATTCCCACGTCTTTCAGGTTATTACCCATAATCTCAATTTTGCTTTTCACGTCTCCGTATTTTTTATTTGCCTCTTCCGTCAGAGCTGTGTTTTCATCCCATGCTTCGCTTCCCGTCTGTATTGCCGAAGTAAATACGTCGCTTGCATTTGCTGATCTTAACAATGCGTCTCGCATTCTAGTCTCTGTGATTCCCATATCGTCCAGAACTTTAATAGCTGAGTCTGTCTCTCCTCCGCACTGTGAAAGTCCTGTGATAAACGCTTCCAGAGCACCCGTGGCGTCTTCTCGGAATAATGTAGAGAACTCGTCCACACTCATTCCTGCCACATTAGCCCAGTCTTTTAATCCCTCGCTATTTGTTTCTACATCTAGCTGCATCTGTACCATGGCTTTTGAGAATGCCGTGCCTCCAGCCTGTGCTTCCATTCCTACAGAAGATAGCGCCGTAGCCAGCGCCAGAATGTCTGATTCCGACATGCCGACCTGTGTTCCTGCGGATGCGAGATTCGTCGCCATGTCCATAATGTCTGCTTCTGTCGTTTGGAAATTATTTCCTAAGTCAACAATAGTGCTTCCCATTTTCGAGTACTTTTCTTCTGCTGACATAGATTGGTCTGCCGCTAATCCTGTAATATTTGCAAACTTCGCGATTGCTGTTGCCGCGTCGTCTGCTGCCAGATTCGTAGAATTTCCCATATCAATCATGACGCGGGTAAATCCCAGTACGTCTTGTGTCTTAATGCCAAGTTGCCCCGCCGTCTCAGCCACCGATGCAATCTCCGTTGTAGACGCTGGTATTTCCTTTGCCATATTTCGGATTCCATCTTCTAATTGCTGATAGCTGTAGATACACTGACCATTTGCATCATATACTTCATCGCAAGTTTTCTTAACTCCAACAAATGCATCTTCGAATGTAATTGCAGATGTCGCGGCTCCTATTAATGCTCCGGCCGCTGTTGTACTAACTGCCCTTAAGCTCTGCCCGACCTTTTCCGTTCCTTCTCCGAATTTTCCAAGTCCTTCTCCAAAAGTCTGAACCGCGCTTTTTTGTTCGCTCAGTTCTTTTGTGGTATTTCGAATCTCATTTTGGATTGCTGCCTGCTGTGTCTGTGCTTCTACAAGGCTGGACTTCAATTCATTGTACTTTTCTGAATTTTCTCCAACTTCCTGAGAACAAGCATCCAGCGCACTTTGAAGTGTTGCTGTTTTTTGTGCGACAATCTGTGACTGATTTGCAAGTAATACCTGTCTATCCCTCAGTAAACTGGTCTTGTTTTCAGATCCGTCCAGTTTTGCCTGGTTAAGCTCCAATTCCTGATCGAGCTGCTTTATCTTCTGATCAGCCTGTTCAACAGCACTCTGAAGCTGCGCTTCTGCCTCAGCCTGTTTTTTTAACTTCTCAGCTGCTTCAAGTGCCTCCTGGCTCAACTCAGATTCTGCTTCTTTTTGCTCGTCCAGTTTCCCTGTTGTGCTGGATAGCTCCTGTGCAATCGTCTCCTGTACGCGCTTCGCGTCTGCAAGCTTTGCACTCCAGTTGCTTGCTTCTATGGAGTTTTCTCCGAATACCTCTTTTGCGACACGTAATTTGTCGCTCAAAAAAGTGACCTTGTCTCCACTTGCCTGTAATTCCTGCTTCAGAAGCTTTTCTCTCTGTTCCAGAGCATCCACAGACGTGCCTGTGCCTTTCATCTGAGTTTCATTTAATTTTAATTCCGCCCGGAGCTGCTTCAAACTTGCGTCAGCCTGTTTGATTCCGGCCGTAAAATCCGTTGTTTTCGCGCGAAATGTTACGCTTGCTTCTCTGTTGGCTAGTAGATCACCCTCTTTCTATCATCTTTTCTTCCATGTAGTTTTTCCAACTCATGTAAGCGTGTTTATCTTCCAAAATTGTTAATAATACGTTGTACTCGGAGTTCCAGAACAGCTCTTCGCTGATTCCGTTGATAATTACATAATAGGTATACATATCTTCCACTTCCTCAATTTCAAATCTCGGAAGCCTCAGTGTATTTTTGCCTTTTCCTACTGTTGCTCTTCTGAAGGCTGTTCTGAATCCTGCTTTTTTGACGGTGAGATCATTTCCTGTACTACATTTACATTTTTCATGTAATCTGGGTTTGCATTTTCAATGAATTCCTTGAATGTCATCAAATTCTCTTCCTCTTCATCCTGATTAGCATTCAAGTATGCCGAATGTATGAACTCGTACACTTCCATTACATCTTTTTCATTTACTCCTTTTACCAGGACTTTGCTGATCTTTTCATATGCCTTTTTATTTTTATTTCTCATGCTCAACAGCAAAATGGGAGCTGTGGACATTGTCACAAACTCCCCGTCTGCCATTTCATACTCCTGGAAATTGAATACATCTTTACTACGCATCATTTTCCTCCAGTTCTACAATTCTTTCGATAATTTCATCTTTCTTACCTTCGGCGCTTACGCCTTTTTCTTCCGCAAGCTTTTTCAGTTCTTCGACGTTCATTTTCTTCAGCTCGCTTTTGGTATAGTGTTCTGCTCCTGGCGTTTCCTCCTGATCCTCTTCCTGTGTTTCTTCTGGAACTGGCTCCAATGGCTCCAAAATGCCTTCCCGCACTTTTTCAATCTCCTCGTAGCGTTCTTCACTTACTTCGATGATTTCTCCTGCCAAGTGTAAATTGTGTGTATATTTGTCTCTGAATCTAATCTTTACTTTTGCTTCCATAATTCCCTCCTATGCGCTAAGCTCAACAAGTTCTCTTGAAAATTCTTCCATCCACTTTGTTTTTGCTGTTGCGTCCTGCAGATCTTTCTCTACAGCTTCGTACATGCCTTCTCCATGCTCATCTGGCATTACTGCAATTTCGAGCTCTAGCATGGATACGTCTTCCGTGTCATTATCTACAGTCCTGCTAAGTCCATTTGTGATTGTACAATTTGGATAAGCCTTATACTTCACATCTCCGTCCTCATTCAGGATTTTAGCCGTAACACATGCCACCGCATGTAAAGAGCTTTGTCCGTATGCCACAATTCCGTCTTTCAGGTCTTTCCTGCTCATTCCATGCATATCAACAAGCATGTCCTGTGGCGTGTATGCCGAAAATTTCAGCGTTCCGGATCCCGTTCCTTTTGTTCTTGTTTTTATGACTTTCGAGCCACATTTTTTCTGTACGGTCTTGCTCGTAAGCTCCTCTTCCAGTTTTCCCACGCATTTCAGAATATCTGCTTTTACCGCCGGAGATATTCTGATTCCAAGTTCTATGATTTCATATTCTGAAAAATCCACATTTGTGATTCCTGCCATTATATTTCCTCCAATCTTTTTACTAATTCGTCTATAACTTCATTTACAATTTTGTCTTCGCTTGCATTTGCCCCGTCAAACATGAACTGCTGATTTCCATAATGATGCTGCGTATTCGATCCATCATCTGGGAAATACAGATAGTGGTACGGTCCTTTTGTTTTTACAATTACTGCAAGGTTCTCTTCCTTAAGTGTGAATGGATCTGTCTGTGAAGCAGCTGTTTTCTTTCCATTCCACGTTCTTCCGGATACGGGGAGAATCTTCTGAATGTTCTCTTTGATGATCCGTCCTCCTTCTGTGTGGAGGTAATCATTAATAATTCTTTCTGCCACCGCCCCGTCAGAAAACTTGGAAATCGCATCTACAACACGTTCGAATTCTTTGGCGTCTAAATAGAAATAACTCATACTCTGCACCTTTTTTCTACTTTGGAAAATTCCATGGTCGCAATTTCAACCATTGTCTCTCCAGATTTTTCCACGTAATCATAAGTAGTCTCTGTGTTCGACTTATCAAATCCGACTTTTTTCATAGCTTGCAACACTTTTTCTTCCATTCCTTCTGGAATTTCCTCTTCTTTCACAATTGCTACGAAATATCTGATAATCACACCAGCTCTACTCTCTGTCTTTCCTTTTCTCCGGCGGCCATAAACGATGCAGTCCCAGTTGTTCCGGTTCTGGAATCGTCCTATTCCGTAGAATACTTTTGGCTCTACCTCCTGTAAGGCTTCTTTGATTTTTTTATTCAATCTTTCTCACCTCTTCCAGATAAAAATACAATTCCTGTTCTTCCCTTGACCTGTCGATGTAGATAATCGCATAGATCGTGTCTCCTATTACCACGTTTCTTGAACTGTCCATGTTTCCGTCATCCGGAGTGGCGATTTTAAGCGAGAGTGTTGTTCCTAACTGTTGCGCAAATTCTACGTCCTGCTGCCGGTTCGACTTTTCCGTATAATACAGAAAGCCCAGATATTCTAAATCATCCAGGCTTTTTACATTGCTCTCTGGGTCTTTTTTTCTGTAGAGCTCTGCAATTCCATCACTGTAGCTCTTCTGTTTCTTCCTTGCCATATTTCACCTCGTATCTGTGCCTCTGTGTCAAGATTTCCCGTCTATAATTCACAGTGAATTCATTTGCCTGGTTGCTCCAGCAATACAGGCAATATTCCAAAAATAATCCCCTTGTTAATCCCGGTGATAGCAGGTCGTTTTCATCTTCCTCTTTGATGCCAAGCAAATGCATGATAACCGGAATTGCATCTTCTACAATCCCGGTTATCTGTTCATTTGTCTGTTCTTTCGACCAACTGATTTTGCATTTATTTTTTGCAAGCTCTACAAGTGTTCCTGTCTGCTCTCCTGTCATATCTCTTACGCTGTTAATACATCGGCATCATTTCTGACTACAAAATAAGCAGGATCCAGCGCTGAGATATCCAGCACAATTGCGACCGTATTATCCCAAGGACGTCCATTTCCATGCATTTTAATTTTGTAGACTCTCGCATCTTCGATGAATTTTGCAGAATCGTCCTTTTCAATGTTTCCGTCTTTGTTTCCTCCGATTCCCATGAAATACTCTTCCGGCAGGCAGAGGATAGCCTGACCTGTCTTGACCTCATTCGATCTTACGACTTCTGTTGGGAATGGGAATAAGTCTTTCGCATAAGTTCCTGCTGCTGTCATGACCGTAGTTGCCGGCATAATTTTGGTCAGGTAATCGATCTGGTTGCAGATCAGGAGCACTTCATCAAATGCTCTAAGTCTTCCGCTTTCTGTCGTTGCAAGTTTTGCCACGACCGGACCGTATTCTTTTGGCATGAAGCTGGTAACCTTAATCGGTGTCTTCTCCGGATATCCGGTAGAAGAGTTGAAATCTACACCCTCGTGGATATCTCTGTTTAATCCGATCGGCTCATTTTTTCCTGATCCGCAAATGATTGCTTTCTCCAGTGCTACATAGAGTGCTTCTTTCAGAATGGTTCTGATGTAATTATCGAGATAGGAAGGTCCTAAGCCTAACATGTCCTGCGGAATAACCGCGTAAGCACTTAACTTATATAAAGTCACTTCAATCTCTTTGAAGCCTGATGTAATCTGCTGCTTAATTTCATCATTGATATTTCCCCACGCTGCGCTCTGCTTTGTATGGTCACTCAAAATCCATCTAGTCAGATACTTCACGTTCTGGAATGTAATTTTATTTAAAAGTGGGTGTTCCTCTGTTAATTCTCTGTAGACATCCTCGATGATTGTCTCCGGCATTCCGCCATTTGTTGTAATAAGATCCGTGAACGCCTGCCGTGCATTGCTTTCTTTTTCCGCTTTTACAAGTTTCTGATAGAACTCTGTCTCTTCTGTAGTCAGCATCCTGTATCCGCGCTGTGCAAGCACCTTCTGATTGGTGTTATACATCTCACAATCTGTTTTTACCTTTTCCGAAATAGAATTGATGACCTGCTGCCACGCCTTTCCCGCTCCTTCTGCATCTCCACTCTGGAGTGCCTTCTGAAGTGCTGCTACTGCTTCTTTCTGTGCTACATCTGCTACATTTCCTAACATTTTTTTCCTCCTATAATGAAAACATATTGAAAAATGTCTCCATAGAGACATCATCTTCCTGCTCTTCTGGTTTTACCAGTTCTTCAAATTCTTTTAGCTGGTCCGCAAAATTGGACTGCTTGATCTTGTCTTTCATCTCATTGATTTTTTTTGTTGACTGCATCGCTTCATCTACTGCTATAGATGTGCGTCCGGCAATCTCATCAATGACTCCAAGCTCAAGAGCATCATCTGGACCAAGAAGTGTCTCCTTGTCCATGACTTCTTTTATCTTTTCTTCTGTGACTTTGCCTTCGCATCTCTGTACAAACAAGGCTCTGGAAGCTTTCATCCAAGCGTCAAGCTTGTCTGCCTCGTTTCTGAGATCATCCGCGCTTCCGACCGCTACCGTCCACATGTTGTGGAGGATCATTCCGGTTCCCTCGCCCATGACCCTGTGATCACATGCCTGTAAGATTGTGGCTGCAATGCTGTTTGCCACTCCGTCTACATAACCAGTCTTATAAGCTTTGCACCGCTTTAACTGCGTAAAAATAGCGGTTCCTTCTTTTACTGAACCGCCATCTGAATTGATATATAATTCAATTGTATCTCCATCTCCGACCTGTTCTAAGATTTCCTGGAAATGTTTTGCTGATGTCTCTGCGTCATCGTACTTGTACGTTTCCCAATTGAAATCTCCTTTCGCCTTTACCTCATCGTACAGATATAGCTTATGTACTGTTCCGACTTTTTGGTATGCATAGCAAATTCCTCCGATTTTACCCATCATTCTCACCTCCTTCCACATTTTCCGTTGCATCTTCCACATTTTGGAAGTTCTTTGTAATTCTGTACTGCTTGCTCCATTCTGTATCTAATGGCATCAGTTCCAACTCCTCTCTTACTTCATCTGTGTTTAATACCGATGATCCAACAATTTTTTCTACATTTGCCGCAGAATCAAACAGATCTCTGTGCTTGATTCTTCCGGTGTAGCACTTATAGTAATTTCCCTTTGTATATTCATAGGCTGTGGCTCTTTTATTCAGGACCTCCGATATCGTATTTGCCAGCGGGTCAACTGCAAATGTCAGAAAAATATCTAATACATCTTTTACATTCGTGACGCTTCCGAGCATCATAGACGCCGGTATCTTAAATGCCTGTCCCACAACCTCAAAAATGTCTTTTCTGATGCTAATGAAATCTTCGGATGATTTTTGCGGTTTGTTCGAGGACTCTTCTGTTAATTCTTCTCCATCATACTCCACGTAGGTCGCGTATTCATTTTCCATGTATGCTTTTATGTCTTTTGAAATAATATCTGAAAATGTTTTTTCAAACTCTTTATCTCCCGCTTTCATTGCATCTACTTTATACTTGAACTTTCGACCGTTCGTGTCTCTGAATGTTCGCGCTGCTGTCTCCAGCAGCTTTCCATATTCCTGATACATTCCGTCTATCAGTCCTTTTACGCACTCGTCTTCCATTTTGAACAGGTATACTTCCTGTGCAGTAAACACCTTGTTCAGCTGCAAGCCTCCAGTCAGTACTACACCGCCGTATATATTTCCCAGTATCGGCCGTTCCTCCAATATCGAAAAATCTTCTGCACAATGCAACTCGCCATTGATTTCTACTACCAGCGCGCCTTTTTCTTCACGGGTCATCTTCCGGATTACCTTGTGCCAGAAGTAATTGCTGTTTTCATTTTTATTCGGCGACACATTTAGCAAATAATAGTCTTCATTTTTCACCGGCTTTCCCTTTGAAAAAACGCGCATCTCGCACATGCTGATTGCATTCGCAAGATATGACTGTGCGGTGTATATTGCCAGTTCCTCATAATAGATTGTTGCCGGGATGTCTATCACTACTGTCTGCTCTGATCCTATTTTTATTTTTCCAATCCATTTCGCCAAGTAGCTTCCTAGTCCCACTTTTTTCCTCCTAACATATTGTCCTTAACCTTTTTTGTCCAATTGCCGGACGCTGCTTTATAATATCCTCCCATGTCATTGCTGCTACCCACGCCATTGCTCCATCTGTTTTTCTGGATCTTGGCTCTATTTTTTGATAGTCAACATTCCCTTTTTTGTCTGTGACTGCCTTGACGTTCCACACGTACCAACGCATGATCGGGCATGTTCCCCACGCTATCAATTCTTTCGATAGTACGTATCCGATTACCGGCGCAACTTTCATGATGTCGCTCGGTCTGACCAGCTTCAGGTTTTTCTTCTCATAAGAAAATCCTATCTTTTTCAACTCATCTCGGAATAACGTTTGTCTGAAATTGTCCATTACCACCCCTTCTATGATGTAGAGCTTCGCCATCTCTTTTAGCCACTCTACGATTAACTTTGGTGATATTTCCACGTCATTTACCATGCTTAGCACTCCCGCTTCTTCCGCTTCTTTTAATGGATAGCGAATTCTTGACAAATCTCTTGATTTTGTGCATACCCATGTATGATGCAGCCAGTATCTTTGGTCGCCTACCTTGAACAGAAGTCCTGCCACTACAAAGTCATCTGTTTTTGAATAATCAATTCCAGCTACACAAGGATATCCTTTTAAGTCCGAAAGCTCCCGCGTTGCTTTCACCAGATTATTCCAATCTGTCACGCAATACTGCGTTTCTCCAGGTGGTCTGTTCATTCGTTTTGTCATAAATGCTGTGTGAGTAACTGGATCTCTTTTGTAATCCACATACTCCAATTTCATTTCATAAAGCAGGTTTGGAAAGAATCGTAGTGATGGATTTGCTTTGTTCCACATTTTTTCTGTGTGTACTTCTTCCGGATCATCTAGCCAGCAAATGAAAGGCAGTGTTCCGTTGTCCGGCAGTTCTCCCTTTAAAATCTCCAGGCATGTATCTATCAACTGATCCAGCGGACCGTCTCTTACGTCTCCCTGTGTTGTGATGATTGTTCTTCGTGGAAACTGTTTTTTCCCAAGTCCTCCGGTAGCTACCTCTATCAATTTGTAATTTTCATAAGCGTGATACTCATCAAAATCAACCTTTCCTGGGCGTCCTCCATCTTTTGTCCCCGGAGCTCGTGTATGATATTTTAGTTTTGACCCTGTATTTATGTTTGTGATACACTCCAAATTCCATTTAAAATAGTTTTTGAAATAATTTTTTTTATCTTCCAGAATATTGTAAATATCTTCAAATGTCGCTTTTGCCTGATCTTCCGATGTCGCAAACATGTCTATGTGATAATATTTCACGCCATTGATCGGTGTCATCAATGCAAAATCTTCAAATGCAAGATATCCATTTTTTCCAGCCCCTCTTCCCACCAAAATTACAAGTACAGGAAAGCGTAATTGTCCGTCTCTCCTGTATACGCAATTGTGAAGCGCAAAGCAAAATTGTTCCCACGGCAATAACTTATATGGGAAATGCTTTTGTAATCCCAGATATCTTTCTAATTGCTTTTCGTCTACATATACGTCTTCCTCCGCAAATACTTTTTCCACAAAGTCGCAAAGAAGCAGTTGCTCTTTGCACACAACTGCTTCGTCACTTCGCACGAATGCGATGTATTCATCTATCTGCTTACAGATCTTCATCTATCATTTCATTTCCGGTCGGTTCATCAGTCGTCAACCCCATTTCTTTCAGGAGCTGAAGCATCTGCTTTTCCACCGCTACCAAATCCTTTACAGATTGGTTCTGTTTAATGATCGGATAGCCATTCGCGGAGGTTGTCTTATAGGCTACTCCCCTCTCTTTTACATCTTTTTGGAGGTCTTTTTTTATATCATATAGCGACATATAGTCATAAATAAGATCCATAAAATGAGCTACATTCGCGCCTTTTGCTTCTAGCTGTTTTATCAGCGAAGCCTTAATTTGCGCCTTTGTCGGCTTTTTTGTCTTTTCCATCTTGACACCAACTTTTTTATTTTTTATCATGCGCGACTCAGCGCGGTTTAGTCTTGCCCCCTACCCGTTGTAAGCTCCCCCACGAAAATTAGGGTATATGGGGGTAGGGGGGGTCTGTTTTAGTGAAGAAAATCTCGCTGTACATTCCAATCACATCATCAAGTACCAGGAATCAGTTGCAACAGGACGTTCGCACCTCTGCCACTCGGTGTGGTGAGTTCCCGAACACTCTGTCATACTTGTATTCAATTGCTCTCCTGTATCCGTGTCCAGTGAACACGACATAGTCCCCAACTTTTACCAACGTTCTTCATTCACCTGTTTCTTTTTCTTATACTTCATTCGTTCATGTGCTCTGTCGTGACAGTCGTGGCAGAGCGGCACAAGGTTCCTGTATCTCTGCCCTCTGTAGTCATAGTACTCACACAGCGCAAGCTCTGGGTGCTTCTTAACATACTGTATGTGATGTACCTCTTCTGCTTTGGATATGGTTCCCTTTTCTCTGCACCATAGGCATTCATTGTGGAATTCCTTCAGGACTTTCTCTTTCAGCTCCTTCCACTCTCTGCTCTTATAAAATCTATACAGCTTATCTTCCGCTATCAATTGTCTTATCTTTTCTTTCGTCCACTCTGCCATATTCTTTTGCGACGTCGCACAATTGCAGGAGCGGGAATCGAACCCGCTCCTCCGGCTACTAACACCGGTGTGCTTGCCTTTCGCACCCTCCTGCTACATTACTCTACAATCACACTTTCTCTTTTCCGCAAAGAGAATTACCTTGTTCCTGTTCATATACGTGCAAGCATAATGATATTCCTTTCCATCATTGGTAATAATCCTTTTGCAATATTCGCACTCCTTGCACTTCGGTATCTTTCTATCAGCTTTTCTTTTGTTCCTGGTGTAACCAGGACACCCTTCCTCTGCCGGACAGTGCTGCCCTTTCTTGAGTTGGTAATAATATTTACAGCATGTGTTTTTACATGTAACTAGCATATTCCCTCCCAAATCAAATGGCAGCAATCAATCGACTGCTGCCACTGTTCATTCTCTTCTGTTGTTTCGTTCTTCTTTTTATCAGAGCGTGATTAGGCCACGCTCTGATGTGTGAAATTCTAAGGAGTCCTTTGTGATTCGTCTGATCTCATCTTTTGGACGCTATCATATTAACACGAAATACTGTCCCGTGAGTGGTGATGTTTTATATTTTTTGATCTAACAGCCAATAGAATTTTCTTCTGGTTCTGTAATACTTCTGATCTCCGCATGGCATACCCTTGGCATCTCTCAGATACCGATATGTAGCATAATCGCTGGTTACTCCTTCCAGTATCCACTGGTATAACTCTGCATCTGTCTCAATGGCAGTCTGCTCAATGGTCTTGCATTTCTGTTCTAGTTCCACTCGTTTGATCGCTAACTGTTCTGTGGCGCTTCCTTGTGGTGGGCTTCCCTGTCCCTCCTTGCCATACTCAATTGCCTTGACGGTATCTGTGAGCGTGGCAAGCTCTCTTCTCCATTCCTGATACTGCATACAGTGATGCTTGAGTTCCAGGAATCTGTGCTTGGAGATATTATATTTCTTTTCATTAATTGGTCTTGTGTCCGGCATATATCCTCCTACGCTGTTCTTCTCCGTACATCTCTCATTGCCTCCGGGCTGATCTGTGCATAATAGCGACTTGTTACAGTCGGATTGGCGTGTCCCATCACTTCCTGAATGATTCCAATGTCTGTTCCCTTATCCTTCAGATTAACTCCCAGAGTCTTTCTGAGCTTATGCGGATAGACTTTGCAGTCCATATTCTTGCCTACTTCCTTCATGGCGTTTCTGATTCCGCTCTTCTTTAGACGGTAATATGGCGCCTTATCCCACACGAACAGTGCTTCATTGTCATCGGTGCGACTGTCCAAGTATTTCCGCAAGTGATATCTGGCTACTTCGTCCAGATACAGCAGACGATACTTATAAGACTTTTCGCTCATAATCATGATGTCTCCAGTCGCCCAATCTACGTGATCGATGTTAATCTGTGGAATTTCTCCAACGCGTGCTCCGGTACTTCTGAGCACTTCGATGATGGCTCTGTCTCTCAGGGAGACGCAACCCTCCCGGAGCTGTTCGATCTGTGCTGGCCGGAAGTAATCAATTGGCTTTATTACTTCCTTCATCGGCTCCGTAGCCTCCACCGGATTATAGCTCATGAACTTTTCTTTGCGCATCCATGTGAAAAAGGCTGATAAGTATCGGCGTTCGTTGTTGCATGTGGACGCCTGATTCTTCTTTCCTCCTGCTGCCACGTTCCGCTTCTCATACCAGTCGAGATAACTGTCAATGTCAATCTCGTCCATTTTGTTAAGTGGCTTTTCAACGACACTGGTAAGACGCATAATGGCATCACGGTACTGAGCCTTGGTCTCTGGACGTAAGTTCTTTTTCTTGATCATCATGAGGCTGATGTAATAACGGTTCTGTTCTTCGGTTGATGTCCTGATTTCTGCCGGAAGATTGGTAATCTCTTCCATGTTCACGGCTACTAATTGTTTTTCAATGACTTTTTGCATGATATCTAAGGTCATGTTGTCTACATATCCAGACATCTCGAAGATGATATTATTAATAATTTCACTTTTTATATTTGCATTATACATAGTGATCCTCCTTGTTTCCTAAGAGGCATTATGATATAATTCTCTTAGGTGAATGAACAGTAGATACAGTGTCTTGCCGGACGGTCTACTGTTTATTTTTTTATTGTCAATGTTCACTCACCCTTTTGACTGCTGCCGCAGTCGTTATACTCTTTTTTGGAATTTTTCAAGCATTCTTGCTTTCCAGCCTTCCGGCTGTTCTTCTGGCTGTTCCTGTTTTCCATTGTATAAAAATGATTTTATTTCCCGTTTACACTCTCCACAGTAGCATCTGGCTTTTACCGCGTCTGCTTCAAATGTTGTTGTAAATGCATCTGTTGTACCAAGTATACTTATGCACTCGGCTGTGATTGCCACTCTATAGATGATTCCGTCTACGATTGCTTTTCCGCAACGGTCACAATAATATGCTATCATTTTGTACCTCCTCGAAATATTTTTTTTAATTATCTTTCAGCCAATCATATAACTTTTCAATGCATTCATCGCACAGGTCGTATTCTTCATCTATAAATCCTTTTTCGCTTATTGTTGCAATTGTACTTACGATTTCGTTCCTGATTTCCTTTGTCTTACACTTTTCGTTCTTCTCGTATATTGCTCCGCATTTATCGCATTTTTTTACTTTCATCTTTTTACTCCTCTCCTTATAGTTGTTAGCAAGTCTTCCACTCCCTGGACGTATCCTTCGTGGTATTTGTTGACTTCTTTTATTTGCTGATTACATCTTCTACCAGCTTCACTCTGTAACCTGTTTGCCTGTTCTTCTATTTCGTCATATTCTTTCTTGTCCATTGCAGCCTCCTAAATCTTATCTCCTATAAGCTTTTCTGTTATTTTCATGTATAGGTCTTTGTATATATCTCTTTCTGCTGTGGCTTTGATGATTTCATCCGTGTTTTCTGGTTGCGATAATTGCTTTTCTAATTCCTGTTGTTTATCAATTTCTTCCTTGATCCTATTTCGGAGTTCTTCGTTTATTCTCTTCGCCTCGCTCAGAGAATCTGTCAGCTCTTTCAGTTTTTTTTGCCATAGTGTTGTCGCTTTCTGTGATTCCGAGTGAGATGGATAACCCCTTGTTAATCTTCTCTATTTCCTCGTCCGTGCAGGTGCGTATGAATCCGTCAATTCTGTCTTTGCTGACACTCACAACCTGCTCGCAGAGCGCCGTAGATGGTAGATGGCATCTTACTTTTGCGTGTGTTGGCAGTGATTCATTTGGCTTTTCTACCAGATATGCCACTTCTACCATGTTCTGGCTTTCGTTAATGTCGTTGTTCGACACGATAACCGCCGGTCTACCTGTGTCCTGATTTATTTTTTTGATGTAGAATATGTCTCCTCTATATATTTCCATTGTTTTTTTGCTCCCTTCTCTGTATTTTTGATAGCTTGAAATGCTGTTGGGTCGTAATAACCGGCTCCATTTCTTTTTGCACTGTCCATATTTCCCTCTCCTATTTTCCTGATCTGAGCATGTAGAACAGTAATTCTGTTATTGATCGTTTTCTTGGTCCTGGTGTGCAAGGAATTATTTTATGCAATCTCCACTCTCCAGCCATTGTTGCTTTTGTAAATGGTGTAGGATTTTCAAATTCGTCCCACTCTTTTCTGCTTTCTGGGATCGCTACCATTATTCCATAGTGCCTAGATGATTCCGGGTTACATTCCCTGATGTGCTCTAAAAGCTTTCCTGAATTTCTGTCTGCGATTAAATCCTTGTAACACTCCATTGTTGTTACGATGTAATTTTGCTCACCAAGAAAATTCAATCCATTTCCACTGTAGACATCTTCCCGGCAACTCTTAATTTCGTAACAAGTAAACTGTCCTTTTTCGATTGCTCCTACGGAGCATTGGTTTGGTGGCATGAACTGCATGAAATCTACTCTTTTTACGTTTGTGCTTCCATAATCGATACTGACTTCTGATGCCCAGTATTTGCCTATTCCTTGTAATTTCTTTGTTATCAGCAGATTACTTAAAAAACTAGTTACCATTTTCCTGTTCATCTTCGCCCTCCTTATACGGTTCCGGCAATGGCATCCAGGCAACAATTACTTTTGTCGTATGTTCATAGATTCCTTGAAAGATTCCATTTCCCCAATATCTCATCTCTGTTACTGTTCCGCTGTAAAAGCATACAATTACATCCGTGTTATCCTCCGGCAACCTCTCACTGCATGGAATCCAGTTACTTTCTCTTTCTACTAATTCAAAATATTTTTCTCTATATTCAAGAGCAACGTCCAAATAATAAGAGCTATATCCAATGTGATAGCATTTATCACCCACTTCTCTATACTTATTTTCGTAATATGGCTTGTCTCCGTGCATAGTCACTATGGTATCAATGCTCTCTACCTTTATCTTTTCCTGTTCTTTATTTTCCGTTGGTGCATATGTATTATCCATATTATTCTCCTTTCTCGTACGGAGTCGGCAACTCCATCCAGGCATTCACAATCAATCCATAACTTGCATAGGTTTCCTCTTCATCTCCCGGATAGAAATTATCGTTCTCTCCGTCTTTTTCATATCGTCCAATATCCAGACCTGTATAGTTTTCGAACGATAACAGGATATATTCTTCTGGATTTGGTAACCTCTCACTGCATGGAATCCATCTTGTCTCTTCTACTACATTTTCTGGGTAATACTGTGGTAATCTGTCTATTACGCGTTCCATACAGTTATAGCAAAATTCAATTAATTCCTTTTCCTGATAGTATTCATAGCACTTTTTGGTATCTTGCATATCTTCTCTCAATGCATTAATTACCATGCCTTTTCTAAGATATCCCATCTACTTTTTCTCCTTTCATAATATCTATCGCTGATTTGCTATAGTAATGATTCTGCATCAATCTCACGTTCTTTTATCCGCTTTCCTATGTCTTTAATCCATTTGTATTCTTCCGAGCACAAGCTCCGGTTTGGAATAATATATCTGCATGGTTTCTTCGCGTTAGTGCATTCCCAACCATGGTCCGTTCTTTTTGCATATTTACAAGCCATTTCTGTCTCCTTTCCTTGATGGTACCTTTTTAAACACTCCGGGGAGCTTAATGGTAGCATTTTGATAGCTCCGTGGTGTTTTTGTGGTATTTTCGTTCATTTTTGTTCATTTTCGGGGTAATTTGCCTTTGTTTCCCTGTATGTCCCTATATAAGCGGGGTTCTCCAAAACACCCCGGAAATGTTATTGTTACTCTACTATGTTATTTTCCGATTGCGTCCTGAAGCGCTTTATCTAAGCGATCAGATATGGCTGGTGCTTTCTTTTCTGATGCTTCAAGTAATTCTGCTGTAATCTTCCGTATACCGCCTCGTTCATGATTCTGTAAGTCTTCGTCATGTTCCTTTTCCTCGCATTCTATAACTGCAAAATGAAAGTCGCATTCGCTACATACTACGGTTCCATCTCCATAGTATGCGTTTGTTCCCAGCACTGCTCTGCATAATGGACAATAGTTTATTCTACTATTGTCAGCAATTCCACATATATATCCTTGCATTTTTTTCTCCTTGATAGCACATTTCCGTAGGCTATTGGCTCTCTACTACATTTAAGATTCTCTCGACTGCCTTTTCCCAAAAGATTCTTAAGAAATCGTCAAATGTGGCAAATTCATATTTATCATCTTCCAGTCCTACTTCGTCTGGGCATCTTGTGTTGCTTCCAAGTTCTTCAAGTGTTTCTGCTTTAATTTCCTGCACAATATCTTCTGTTCCAGAATACTCACAGTCGTAACTGCAGCATTCTCTCAACTCTTCCATATCTTGTTTTGTTAATTTGCTCATGTGTATCCTCCTTAATGTGGTTTTTCTTTCATTGGCTTGCCTTTTTCGTAGACGGTGCAATTATCGGCTGTACAGTAGTGACTTCTGGAAAATTTGTGGAATGCTCCGTAATTACAGAAGCTGACGGGATATCTTGCACGCCATTTACAGGTCTTGCATTTTTTTCTGTCGCCGTTTGAGCCTTTTGGTTCTTCTTTGGGTTTTGGCTTTGTTTCCCGTGGCTTTCTCTGTGTTGGGTCTCCACCCTCTCTTCGGATTCCGACTAATCCGTCTGCCGTAATTCTATACTGTACCTGCGTCTGGGTGAGCCCCATCTTTTCTGCTATCTTTCTATTGGTCAGCCCCTGTTTTACCAGAGACCTTAATAGCTCTTTGTCATATTCTTTCATGCAGCCATCTCCTTTCTCGCTTTCCGGAATAACTTGGCTTTCTCAGCATGGTACCGGATCAGTTCCTCAACTGCTGCCATCTGTGCCTCTTCTACCTGATGTTGTTCATAGATTTTCAAATCTATGCCCCACTCTTCACCGCCTTCGTAGAGAAGCCACCGGAAGTTTTTGTATACGATATAGGCAAGCTTTTTTTCTCCGTCCACGAGATCGATTTGTGTCATGCTTTCCCGGATCCACTTCATAGCATTTCCTCCATGTCCTCTGCGCGTCCTTCCCATTCATCTGCTTGTTTCTTGCAGTAATCTATAATGGTCTCGACTGCTGCCATCTGTACCGGTTCAATGTCTAACTTACCGAAGCCTTCCATTTCTCCAATACATGAAAGCCTTGGAAATATGCTTATTCGATACCATAACCCCCAGCACAGCTCAACTTCATCCCAGATCAATGCTGCGATTTTTTCGTCTTCTTGATATAATTCCAGACATTCGTCCGATTTAATGGTCCACATTTCTTTCTACGCCTCCTTGCTACAATTATCTTGTTCCGGTCATCGATATAATAATCTGCATAGACCTTCCGACAGTTGTTCTTGTATTTGTTCTTATTTTCTGGAATATTATCATTGATTGCATCAAACTCCAATCCGTTTGCTCTGCAGTATATGACTGCCTCCTGTAATAGGTCTCCCTCCCTGCATGTCCAGAGTATAATTTTATCTCCGGACTGCTGCCGTTTAATCAGAAATTGGAATAACTCTACATTTGGTTCTCCCAGTTCCGGATATTCTGCTGTATTTAATGTCCCGTCGAAATCTACGGCATAGATTTTGTCCACTTTTTCTGCCCTCCTATGTCATCATTTTTCTGAGATACCATCTTTTTAGTTCTTTTTCGTCTTCTATCTGCCTTTCTACAAGATCAATCTCTTTTTGTATTTTTTTCATCGTTTCCACTACATACTTTTGTTCTTTTTCATCTTCATGCCATATTACTGTGAAATTTTTCAAAGCCTGAAACTGCAGGTTTATGGTTGTCCTGTACCTTCTTAAGAATTTTGGAAAGCTCCTGGCGATTGCGATATACATGTAATCCGTGTTCATTTCTGTGATTGGCTCCATTACTGCATATCTATTGTCGATTACCCCTGCTTCTTTTATTTGTCCTACGGACTCATCTACAGCACTTAATTTTATGTAGCAGGTTCCAGCCTTGTATTTTTTCCCCGCTTCCGCTCTTTCTATATTGCACAGCTTTGTTATTAGCACTTCTTTACAATGCATCTGCAAATATATCACCCAGTTCCATTTGTTCCGTAAACTCTTTTTTTGTCCGCTTCGGTCTTATAATATTTCTATGTTTTTTTATATGTATCATATCTTCCTCGCTCCCTGTTAAATCCCCTAGCATTTCATATAGCGCTTTGCGCGTTTTTTCTTCTTCGCTGTCAATTTCTTTTAGGTTATTCAGTATCGTTTCAATATCCGGAAGTTGTTCTTCCTCAAAAGAATCCACGTATCGCGGAATATTTAGGTTGTAATCATTCTTCTGGACTTCTTTATATTCGGCTACATGAGCGTATTTATCTATGTCTTTTCTTTTTTTGAACGCCTCTACTATCTTCGTTACCTGACCATCTGCCATATCGTTTTGCGCTGATTTTTTTACAAATTCCTTACTTGCATCTATGAATAAAATATCTGGTGATTCCTTTTCTATAATCACCAAGCAGACTGGGATGTTTGTGTTTAGAAATAATTTGTCCGGCAAACCAATTACTGCGCTGATCAGCTTGTTCTTTATCAGATATTCCCTTATCTTCCCTTCTCCGGCTCCGCGAAAAAGTACACCATGTGGCAAGATTGCAATCAATCTTCCTTTCATGCGTTCAATTCCTCTTAGCAAGAATCCATAATCTGCCTTGGCTTTTGGTATCGTAAACCCCATTATTTGAAATTCTTCTGCATCTGGGAATTTCATGGAATACGGTGGGTTCATGATTACATTGTCGTACATTCCCATCTCTCTTTTTTCTGTCTTTTTGGGGGTGCTTATATCTCCTACCTGTTTTACGGCGTATGTTTCCCACGCCGCATTTCTTAGGCAATCTGCATGGCTTATATTTCCTTCTAATCCATTTACGCAAGCGTCTAATAGCGCAAAAGGTATTGTCCTTGTGCTATACTCATACTCTTCCACCTGTGTTCCGTTTTCTTTCGCTACTGCCTTGCTCAGCGCTCCTGTTCCTGAACACATATCAATGCAGCTCCCTTTTTCTGTTAATTTTGCTACCAAATTGCAAATGCAATCCGGTGTGAAGTCTTGCTTTAATTCTTTTCTATCTCCCTGTTCTTCTTGGAATGTGTCTCGGATATCTATATCTTCATTCTTTATTTTTCTTATAATGTCTTCTGCTTGATCGGATAATAACGTGTCCATGATTATTTCTGGCAGCTTATAGCTTTCTTGTACTCCGAATATTTCTTTTAGTCCTATGTTGCTTGCTCCTTTCTCCTCCGGCTCCACCGGCCGGAGGGAATCTATGGTTAATAGTGACTGTGATACACTATTGGTGCTGTAGTTTTCTTACTCTTTTTACCGGTAATACGACAAATACTCCCGTGTCTTCCAGGTATACTGTGACTGTATCTGCCAGATGTTCTTTCTCGAACACGATTCCCAGCCTCTCTTTCTCTTCTCCCATCGGAATGCACTTCACATATTCACCCTTATAGAAATCTCGGGAGCTTTTGTCTTTCCTAAGGTTAGAGGTAATTTTTGTAGGCAATATTCATCCACTCCTCTCGTGTGTGATCCTGTTCGTATGCTTCCTGTAGATAGGCGCATAACCTTTCACGGGTTGCACGGCAATTATGTACAGCGTCTTTGCCTTCCTTGTGGTGTCTCCGGCACAAATATACTTTTAAACCATTCTCTTCGCTTCTGGTGCGTCCTCCGCCTCCAAATACTACATGGTGGCATTCTGTGTACTGATAATTCCAGTTGCCTTCTTCCTTGGCACACAGGTAGCAAATACCCGGATATGTTTCTACGATTGGCTCCGGGTGGTGCTTTCGTTTCTTTTTTTTCTGTGGTTTGGGATACATCAATTCGCACATTGCTCTACGCATTCAATCTCCTCTCCGTTCTTATCCACTTCCGCCTCGAGCAATTCTGTCCAGAATTCCTCTTTTCCCAGTGCTGCAAAACTTACACCTCGCATGGAACGCATTTTCTTATCCATAACTTTCGCCATATACTCTGCTGCTTCCTGCGCTGGGATTGATGCCATGTATAATCTTCTCGTGGCGTAAGCCCTTTTGATTTCTTCCTCTTCCGTAATCTCTGCCGGCACTTCCATGTTATCCGGACAATATTCCGGAAAATCCTTCGTGATTTCGGTCTGTCCCGGAATCTGTTCTTCCGGTTCTTTCTTGACTTCCTGTGCCGGCTCTTTCGGCGGTTCTTTTTTTACTTCCGATTTCTTCGGAGCTTCTGTCTTTACTGAAGCTGGCGCCTTTTTCTCCGGTTTCTTTTCCGGTATTTTTTCCGCTTCCGGGTATAACGATTCGTCATAGACTCTCTTATACAGGTCGCCTGCTGCCATCTTCAGGTCTTCCGGATACTCCTGGATGAACAATTTCTCAAATCCTTTGGCAAAATCCATATAATCATATTCATGATTTTCTCCATGATTCCGATACGGCATAACCTTGATAGTATGTTCAGTCATCATGACATTGGCATATTCTAAGCGAATCATTTTGAATTTTGTCGGGTTTAAGATAACCAGAAGCTCTCTGGCTATGTCTGATCCATCCGGATCCTTTCGCTCCCAGTCGAGAAGCTTCTGAAATGCTTCTTTTCCGTCTTTAAAATACTCTCTTGCTAATTCCATCATCCAGTCTGTTTCCTGCGGTTCTTCCTGTGCGATGTCGCACAGCTCCATCTGATCATCATAATGTACTTCGGTTTCCCGGATAATCCCTTTTGCCTCCCGGATGTCCTTGACCGTGGCTTCTGTTGATATAGCTTCCTGGATTTCTTCCGGAAGTCCCAACATCTCCGTGAGCTTACTGCTTCCATAGCCTCTCCATCTATCATCAATCTGCGGTGAGAATCCTCCGATACTGTATTTTGTGTTGATGTCCATGAAGCGGCTTGCCGTGGAACGCCCTATTCCAAATGTGTCCTTGGCATATTCCCAGATATTTCTGTATCCTGCCTGCTTATACAGCTCGTCCTGTTCTGTCTTTTTTAGATAGAATCCCACCGATATAAAGCTCTCTGCTATATCGTTTAATAGTGCTTTTATGATTATCGTCATCTCGTCCAATGACTCGGTTACTCTTATTTCATCCATATTATCCCGCCTTTCTCATTTGAATCCGCTTTTTGAATGTATTCATAAACTTTTTTACATCTTCTCCCGGATCTTTATTGTACTTCCCACGCACCTGGATCACTTCTCCCTCTCTGACCTCGACCGTGTAATAACTCTCTTCCGGTTCTTCCTTTTTTCTGATAAAAAGAATACAGGTCTCTCCGGATACCATTCTGTCTATATAAGTCGCTACACAATGGTGCTGGTTCTGCCCTTCCTGCCTGATTTCTCTTACTCTTTTTGGTAATCTGATGAAGAAATCTTCTGTCTCCATTTCATAATTTTCCCAGCCGTTTTTCTGAATGGTTTTCCGGAAATCGGCATCTTTTTCATCGTCTTTTTTCTTTGCCAACTCTTCTTCTCTTTCTCTTTTTTCTTCTACAAACTGATCGTGGCGTTCTTTCAAGTTTTTCGGATACAATATCCATGGATCTCTTAAGTTGTATCCGAGTCCTGCTGCCATCTGAAGATAGTCGTGATAGTCGGTATAGTCTACAGCTTCTTCCGCTGTATCCCACTTTTTACTTGATTCTACATTTTCCCTTATGTATCGGAGCATCTTGTGAGGTGTTGAGTACTTCATGTATATGGCAAAATTCCTATATATTTTTGACATTTCCTGTATCTGTTCCCACGTCGCCCAGACTCCCGCGTCCTGGCATTCCCAGACTTTTTCGTATTCTCGCCAGCTTATATCTTTGTTTTTTATCAAGTTGTAATATTCGCCTTTTAGATCAAGTACTTTTTTCACTTTTGTCTCTCCTAATTCCATCGGAGAGTGGTTTCCATTATTAATTGCGCTTTCGGCCAGGTTGTAGAACCCTGCTTTTGTAAGCTTTTCAACACCCGGATATTCCAATGCTCTTTCAATATAACTTGCTTGATAGAACCATCTTCTTGTCTTAGCAAATTCTGGAAGTCCGGAGTATTCCAGCCGGCTCCCTTTCAGGATCCTTTTTAGGTTTCTCGGATATAGTGCCGCTTTTTCCTCTTCTTTTAGACCGTAGTAATAGCAAGCATTTCTTTCGTATCCATCGCACCACCTGATCATGCTGGTCTGTTTATACCTTCCAAGATGATATGTGCCGCGCTTTCTCCAGTTTTCGTCGTAGATGATCCGAATGTATTCCCATGCGTTAAATCCTGTTCTTTTTCCCTGTTTGATTTCCTGGATTGTTTTGAAAAATCGAAATACAAAGCCTCTCTTGGTCTTTTGTATTAGTGCTGCGCCTGCTCTATCTACGATTCGCCCACTTTTTTTTGTACGTCCTATATGTAACCTCTCTCTTGCATTTTGGACATCTTCCGGTTTTTCCATATCTTGGCTTTTCTAGCTTCTGATATGCTCCGCAACAGGTACATAGCCCGATGTTTTTTCCGGACTCGTAGAACATATATTGCGGTACAGCATCTTTTTTTATCCAGTCTTCGAAATCTTTTGGAATATCCGGAATGACAGACATTTCGTCGTCTATTCTGTCTATTTCTTTCCGGTTTTTCTCGTGCTGCTGCCACCTTTGGATCATTGCGTTCACTGTCTTTTCTCCGTTGTCCGTGAATTTTTCGATAATCTTCCTGTCTTTTTCCGGTATCCAGTACTTGCTTAATGCTCTGCATTCAACTTGGTTCCAACCTTCCATGAAATTCAGGTTTTCAATTGTGGCTGTCCGCCACTTCTCGCAGCCGCAATCATAGGTGTCGTGCTTTCCCTCATGCAGAAATATCCTGTATCTTGGCGTTTTTGCGCCGTATAGCAGATCTTTGTACCAGAATGCGTCTACTTCCAGTACGTTTCCCTGCTTTTTTGCCCTGTAGAGTTTTCCGTACCTTGGTCCTTCTTTCGATGCCTTATTGTAAAATTTGTACATTTCCCTCATTTTGGCGCATTCGATCATTTCTTTTGTCGGCTTCATCACCGGAAGCTTTAATAATTCGCTTTTTTTCATTTTTATGCCTCCAGGAAGTAATCTCTCGCCCACTCAAATACTGTCATGTCTGCCACATAATGTTTTCCGGTATCCTTCTGGATCTTTTTGCAATTGTCCTCAATCAGTTTCATGCAGTTTTTTACAGATTTTGTGCGGCGTCGCACACACGCCGCAAAGTGCTCGTCTGTGCACTGGCTTTTTAAGTAGTCCAAGATCGGCTCGACCGGAATCTGATTATTTTTATATCCTGCTGCCTCAATGTCCAACTTTCCCATGGCAGCATTCAGGTTGTCCGTCAGCTCTTTCGACCGCCCCTCTATCATGTCCTGTGCGAAAAACTCCGGAATACCGTTCTCTTTCGCAAGTTCCTTGATTCTTTCGGTATCCCCTTCCTGCAGCAACCCTAACGCACACGCATTAATCTCCTCTATAGAATCCATATTTCCGAAAATATCATACATTCTCTTTATCCTCCTTTGCCATTTTAATCCCATGACTCGCCGTTCCATGAATTAATCTTTCTGCCATTTCCGGCAGCATACCCGTTTCCAGCATTACTTCATACAGATTCTTCGTGATTGCTCTGTATTCATACAAGATGTCCTCTTCGCCTCCTTCGATTTTTGTGTTCGTGCACCTTCCGCTTACCTCGCTTCTAATCATCTTTCTCTCCTTTTTATTTCCGTGTCCAGCCATTCGCTATAGCTGTGTCTTCCTTCTTCTGCTACAACTAACTGCCCTCTTGTACGCACATAGACCTCTTCCCATAACTCTGCGTGCTTGATCGGCTCGCCCTTGGCGTTCAGATAGTTATTGCCCGCCCATTTCTCTAACTGGGTGCCGAGCATGTTCAGGACGAAACGGTCTTCTGTGTGTATATGGACTTCACAGCTCTGATTGAGCCTGTCCAGTGCGTCAGACAGTGACCTTAATGTTGCCTCGTGATATGTACCGAATATATGCCCGAATCCGTTTACGGTTTTCTCTTCTCCGTTCTTTATGCAAGCGACCACGTAACCGTGCCACCTTTCGTCTTTACTAAGGCTGGCGGTACTTTGGGCGAGATAAATATCTACTTTGTACATGCCTGTTCCTCCAGTTCTCTCACCTTGTCTCTTGTAAGCTCTGTTGCGACTAAAATAGCGTGATTTGCAAACTCTTCACACGGTTCAAACTTTAAAATGTCCGGTTTTCCTTCCAGCTCTACTTTGCGATTATAAACATTGCAGTATTCTTCTACGCTGCAACGGTCCACCGTGTATTTTTTTCTTTCCGTATCTGCTTCGATGCGTTCTCTCATGACCATGACCGCTTTTGCGATTGCCATATCTGCTAATGCTCTGGTATCCAATACTGGCTCCATGCCATGTTCCTTGTTCCAGGCGTTATACACGCGCCCAAACTCTTTCAAAAGCGTCTCATTCACTTCAACTTTCACTTTAAATCCTCCTGTGAATCCTTACTAGCGTGTAATATCTGTATTTACACTTGGTTCTTGGGTTTGTTCCCTCGTGGAAACTATCCCGGTCTATGTAGTATCCTTCCTTTTCTTTTGGCTCTTTTCTCCAGTAGGCGAGCTTTTTGACTTTTGGCTCTTCGACTGGAAGGTTCTTGGAAGCTGAGTAACTTGCTTCACTTAGACTCTCATTGTATCTGGCACACGTCTCCGGTGTCTTGCACATGTAACCTGCAAGGTCTGCGAAGTCTCCGTTCTCATATAGGTGCTTGAATGTTGCGCTTCCATGTGGCCATGCTTTTTTGATAAGGATATCCGCACCTTCGATACGATTGATCACCACATGGACGTGCCAGTTCCCTCTTAAACCCTTTTCTATGTTCCTGATCCATCGAAGTTCTGCACCTCTTTTTCGGAATTCCTTCCGAAGCTTTTCGTACCATGTCTTGAATTGAGCCTTTGCTGTCTTCATGTCCGGAGGACGTTCTTCTTTCTTGTAAGTCAGCAAGACAAGGTAGTCATTTTCATGGAACCATGTCTTGAGTTTATGCCTTACCTTTCTCTCCCTGTTCCATTGATTCCTTTTTGCAATCTCTTCCTTGGTGGCTTTCTTTTTCTTTTCCCTCTTCTCTCCAGGAGCTCCATACCTACCATCCAGATACTCATATACCTCTATACTGTTTTTGAAAACATAGGTTAATCTCTTATATCTTTTTTTCATAACTGTGATGCCAATATTAATATTCTTAACAAGTCCGAAAAGAGGGTGTGAAAACCCTTATTTTCTTGACTTTCTCCACCCTCACAGCTATAATATCCGTAGGGTTATCTTTTGCGGACATCGAATCTGTGAAAGTTGGATTGGGACTTGTTTTGGCAAGTTCCTTTTCTTTTTTTATTTTGCATGCCTGACCGCCTTGTTGACTATGTAAGCTGCTGTTACAATGATCAGTCCGGCTACGATTCTAGTAGCTCCTGGGAGTAATGCCGGACTACTGTTTGTCATGTGGCTTACACCTATCCAGGTGGCTGCCATTCCGATGACTCCGACCGTCTCCGTGACTGCTCTTACTGTCTTACAGATCATAATCTTTCGTTTGTGCGCTCTTATCCTTTCCATCACATCACACCTACTTTCTGCTTCCTTGCTTTTTGCTGGAGCTTGATATCTTTCTGCCTCCATTCCTCGAGGCCTTCGGTATCGTAAAAAAATTTGCTATTTTGCACAGCCGGATCATCCTGCCACGCGAACGTCTGGCCTGGCGATACAAACGCTCTGATCAAATATTTCTCAGTAAATCCCATCTTCATCAGTTCGGAACGGGACATTATTTTTTTTGGATATTCCATATTTTTCCTCCTTTTATTTGCTCTTCTCAACCGGTTCTTCCGCGTAGTCTCTATTCTCCTCGTAAGAGAACATATCTCCAACTTCACAGCTGTTATATACTTCTTCCGTTGTGTAGTAATCCGCTGTATCGTATTCACCGTCTTCATTTTTTTCTAATGACTTAATTGAAATACGCCATCTGTCTGGATAATGATGTGTTACCGGCATATATGTCGTGTATGATGTTTTTCCATTTGTATGAACCATCGGTACTATCATTACCTGCGTTTCTTCTGGAAGAAATTCTTTTTCGTATATCTCTCCTTCTGTTATCTTTTTGCCACATCCAGTCAAGCAAATGCAGCATATGATTAATGTGAGTAGTATTTTCTTCATATTCCTTTATATTGACTTTTCCTTTCTTCTCTCCTATTCTGTTGATACAGGCTCCCGCCATAGCCGAGTACGCAAGAAAGGAGGATTTCTATGGAAACTGCAACTATTTATTTCTCCGACAGAAGTTCTATCACCGTTTCCAATGAAGATTCTATTATCCCCATTTATGGTGTAACTCAAGATGATGATTCTTTTGCATCTATGGGAGAACGTGTTGAATTGCATAATCACATTCATGATGGTCTTATTCCGTCCATCTTGGATGCTCTTTGTTTTTGTGATTTTTTCTATGTAAACGAAAACGGTAGTACTGTTTACTGTACAAAATCAATTATTAAGATTGAGAATTGCTAACATCTGCTTCTCAATGTAATTTGCCAACTCCGGACTGTACCAGCGTATGGATTTTTTATAATTTTCAATTCGTTTTCTGCAATCCGGAGTATCCTTGATCTTTTTGCATTCACATCTTATGACTGAATTAATTTTTTCTAAGATGTCTGGTTCTTTACTTGCCGTATTATCTTCCGGCAGGTCTTTTAATATTTTCAGAACTTCCGGTAATATAGCCACTTCTTGTGGGTGTATATCTCCATCTCCATTTAATGTTCGGATTGCAAAATTTTCCATTGCTTCAACAATCTTTTTATCCATCTTCCTTACCTCTCCATCTGTGTTGTATTTGTATTAAAGTTTTCGAGTAACTCTTTAATTTCATTTCTGAATCCCTTAATACTTTCTACCAGCTCTTCATCATCATTTAGTTTTTCTTCTATATATTTTTTTATAGTTAGCTGTTCTTTTTCGAGAGCAGCTACTTTTCCCCTTAATTCATTCCATTCTTTTTCTGGAATCTCCATCTTCCTCGCCTCCTTATGTTTTATTGACATTTTTCTCCGCTTCTCCTATCCTTTAATTACAAGCTCTGGCCGGAGCCTAGTTTTTGAAGAAAGGAGATATATTGCATGTTTAAAGACGTAAGTGTAGAACAGCGTACACACGATTTAGCCTTACAGGCTACCATCCTTTACTATCAGCAGCACGATATTTCTGTTGACGAATCTAATGCCTGGGATTTTGTAATGAAATATCGCAGTCTGTTAAAACCTATTCGCAATTGTGTTGAAGAAGGTCGCACTGATCTTCAGTAATCGTGGTCTGAATCTGTACATTTGCTACAATCTTTTTTATTTCTTCTTCTGCAAATGTGCCAATCATCAAGAACTGTTGTACTGTGAAGTTTTTCTTTGAACATTCTTTTAGGAAGTTTCGAAAAGCCTCCAGTGCATCAGTTCTTTTTTGTTCGTATTCTTCAAATGTTTGTTTTTCCATCTTCTCGCCTCCTTATGCTGTCTTATCTTCTTTCCCTTCCTCACTATTTCTAAAAAGTTAAGATTTTTGAACTTTTTCACTAAAAAAATATTCTGGAATATCAGAATCATTCAATTTTAAAAGCAAGACAGCTTTGCAAATATCTGATTGCTTCCAAGGAGCTCCATTATTCAGCTTTATAGACAGCGTTCTATCCGACATTTCCATTGCCTCAGCAAATTTATACTGAGCTCCGAACACCTCTGTTATCCTACCTTTAAGTTTGTCGTAATTAAATGCCATTATATTTATTCCTCCTTTCAAAAGTTCAATTATTTGAACTACACTCATATTATCATCACTTTTTTTCGAAGTCAACACAAAGTTCAAACTTTTTGACTTTTTTGATATGGAATCTTGAACTTTTAATCAATGTATGCTATATTAAACGCAGAAAGGCGGTATAAAATATGAAAAAGGAAAACACTTCTATCAGACTCAAAAGATTGATGGAAGACAGAAAATTAAAACAAGTGGATATCCTTGATATAACTAAGCCATATTGTATTAAATACGATGTAAAAATGAATAAATCAGACATAAGTCAATATGTGTCTGGAAAAGTTGAGCCAACTCAGGATAAATTGTTTGTTTTAGCAAAAGCTTTAGGGGTAAATGTGGCTTGGCTAATGGGATTTGATGTTCCGATGAAAAAAGAATTGTCATCTTTGGAAGCCGAAAATGATATCGAATTGCTAGAGAAATTTTCTCTATTAAATAATAGAGATAAACAGTTAGTCAGGAATATGATTGATTCTATGCTTCCTACAAACAAATGCTGAGTATTTTTTATACCCAGCATTTGAAAATACGGCGTGACATTTGCCACTACCAAAGAGAATGGTTTTATCCCCATTTCTCTATAAAATGTTTGATGAATGTATAGATGTATTCTAATGCGTTAACGTTCTCGATGTCTTCTATATATTCAATGATCATTTTTTTGTATGTATTTTTATCCATACAGTCCCCTCCTTTCGACAAGTTTCATTTCCGTCCTTCCTGTGCTCAGCGCTTAAATTTTTGATTATTTTACACAATTATCAAATTTTTACGTCGAAATTAGGGTTGTATTTATTATACTATATTTTTATCCCATCTGCAAAGCACTTTCGAACATTAGTTTGATTTTGTGTATTTCTATAATAATAGACACATGGGAATTGAAAAACTGTTGTTAAAAAAGGAAATCGTCCCAGATGCGGGACACTTATTGAATATCGGATTCGAAAAGGTCCGTAACTTTCAGATGGAGACCTTTTGCAAGCTGCTCCACAGTATCTAAGGTTGGAGATACTTGTCCATTAACGATTCTGTTTATTGTAGATTTGGACACTCCAGTCATGATAGATACCTGGCGCACAGAAAGATTTTTGTCATACATAATTTGTCCCAGTAATACTTTCATAATTGTATTATATATGATATGCCTTAATAAGTATCATGGGAATAATTGGTATATTCGCCCATGGCGTTTATATATAAACTTACTTAAACTTCTAGGAAAGAGAGGTGCTTTATGCATTGTCCAAAATGTAATTACGTCGGTGACGGCGTGTTTTGCCCTAAGTGTGGCACAAAATTATTAAATGACCCTATTATTCATACCTGTCCTAAGTGTGGTTATAAATCAGACGGTAACTTCTGTCCTATGTGTGGTACTGCATTTGCTATGCAATACCCTCACGAGGAGTTTAAGTCATTCCATTACACTTGTTTTTCTGACGATTCAGATGTTATGTGGACCGCTAAATATGTGTATGATTGTGTTCCAATTTATCGGCCGGATGCGTCTTTTTCCGAAATATTTATGTATGATTCAGTAGATGTTGTTCCTGAACCTTCTAACCCTTATGATTCTAATGCCATATCATTTGTTTTTCATGGAAATGTTATTGGTTACTTGAACAAGGGTACCTTGCAAGATATGACTCACGATTTTCTTAATCGCGGCGATTTGGTTAAGGCTCAGGTGCAAAAAATAGAAGGATGTAAGATATATTTAAGATTGTTTTTCTGCCAGAAGAGATCTAAGCTGCTTCCTCCTGTAGATAGCTTCTCTGTAAGGCTTGTCGGTAATGCTAAAGAGGAATGGCAGGATAATCTTATGCTTTGTGGTGAGGGTGATAGCGTCGATTTTGATTTTGACGTTGATGCTGAAAAATATCTTGTTACAGATTGTGGATCTGAGATTGGGTATATTCCTGCCTCAAAGACACTCCATATTCGTTCCTTGGAAGATAAGGGTTATGTTCCATTGGGCGAAGTGATAGAGGCTGATTATTCGGATAGTGGAAAATATTATGCAGTAATAGAAGTTTCTTTTGCATAATCAAAACCGCCCTTGCTGGTAACAAGGACGGTTGATGAATACTATACGTGCTGTGCACGATACAATACTCCGTGACAAGAATATTGTATCACAAATCCACGGCACCGTATAGGTGTTATTTTTATACTTATTTTTAGAGAGGTTGATACAATGGCGTCAAAAAAATATACCTGTGGAGCTGACGGATATTACCAGACTAAGGTTTGGGATGGAACTTATGATCAGAATGGACGTAAGCACCGGATCACGCTCCGGAGTAATAAGAGCAGTCGTGACCTGGAACGTCAGGTTGCTGCTATGAAAGCTCAGATTGAATCCAGGAACTATGTTAGGAATACAGACATATTGTTCATAGACTATTCCCGAAGCTGGCTGAATGTGTATAAGTCCAGGCGTTCCAATAATACCAAGCGTATGTATGAGAATATTATTGAAAAGCACTTCACTGCTCTTAATGCGCTAAAGCTAAAAGATGTGGAGCGTATTCACATTGAAACTTTATTAGCAAATGCGGAGGATAAGAGACGTACTCAACAGCAGATTTTGTTGACCTTTTCCGCGGTCCTGAAGTCTGCAGTGTCTGACAAGCTCCTGGCTGCTAATGTGGCTGATGATATTCTCAGGAATACCGACAAGATAAAATATAAGCCGAGCGAAAAGCGTCCTCTGACACCAGACGAAAAGAAAGCCGTCTTTGACGCGACTTATAAATATGATTCTGATCAGGCTTATGTGTATCTGATATATGGATGTGGATTGAGACGTGAGGAGTGCGTGGCACTTACGATATTTGACTTTAATTTTAAAAAGCGTGAAGTTTCCGTCAGTAAAGCCTATGAGTATATTACGAATACTCCCGGTGTTAAGGATCCGAAGAGCTCTAATGGTATCCGTACCATTCCAATACCTTCCAAGATCCTCCCTGTGGTCCAGAGCTATGTAGAGAGTGTAAAGCATTCCGGCCGGACTCAGCTATTTGTTACTATGCGAGATAAAAAGCCTCTTACCAAAAGCGCTTATGATAAAATGTGGAAGAGAATTGTGGAATCGATGCAGGCTGTGTGTAAAGAGGATATCGTTGGATTGACTGGGCATGTGTTCCGGCACAACTATTGTTCATCCTTGTGCTATCAGATTCCTCGTGTATCTATTAAAAGGATTGCACAGCTCCTTGGTGATACAGAGGCTATGGTTATGAATGTGTATTCGCATATTCTGGCTGAGCGGGAAGATGTGGAGGGCGCTGTGAATGATGCAATTAATTTTTAAGAGTGTGAGATTTTTTTTATCTCATACTCTTTTTTTCTGAGACATCTTTGAGACATCTTGTTTTTCTGAGGCACTTTTGAGACATTTACTTTGTATCATTTCCGACTACTTTGACCTATCCGCAAAACGCGAAAAATCCACACAAACCCTTGAAATCATTGGGTTTGTGTGGATTCCATTCAGTGAGCGTGCGGGGATTCGAACCCCGGACAACTTGATTAAAAGTCAAGTGCTCTAC